TCGCAAATTTAATACCAATACCACAAAACCTATCCGTTTCTCCGCTAGCAGATGGTAATTTGTCGAGAACGTATTTCGTTATATCAAGATTTATATTTTCATTACCAAAATCAAAGTGTTGTGTCCCTATTATTGTTGTGGCGCTATCATAGACACCCTCCGAATCCCACACGTCATTTGTCGCCGCGCTATACCAGTTACATCCAAATTCAGAGACGGATTTTTTATCTTCAACCCAAAAATCACTATTGTATTCATAACCTCTTCCAGAATCAAATTTTTTAGGTACTTCAAAAAAATCCAAGTCGAAAGAGCATGCTCTATCTGCGTTGTGCCCAGGGGCTGTTAATATTTTCTTCTCATATGGTAAATTATCAACGGAAAAACAATTCGTCATGTGTAGAGTAAACCTTGCCTTGTTAACATCCAGGCTGTTGTCTGAAATCCAAGAAAGAATTTCGTCCATATTAAAATGAACAAGGCCTCTGGAAACTTTTAGTCCATAGCAAATAGACAACACGGGATTTAGACCAGTGTTTACCTTGCTGCCCTTGACAATCGTATTACCTTTATCTAAGAAAAAATGCCTTTTCATGTATTATCTTTTATTCATAAATAGTTTGCTCAGACTATTTATAGTATAGAGTAGGAATTTTATTAGGATAAAGGCGTCAGTGCTTCGGTGCTGGCGCGTATAATCCGAAATTTGACTTTTAATCGAATTTCGTTATATTATTAAAAATAGGAATATAATGAAATTAATTGCAACAAACAGAAAATTTGAAAGCGGAAACTTTAAAATAACGATAGGTACAACAAATAAAAAAAAGCCTATAACGTTTTATATAGAATTAAATTGTACAGCCTCATTAGTTGATAAAAAGAAAATCGATAACGATATGATAAAAAAAATATCTTCTGAGATAAAAAAGATTTCATCAGCCGTCGTTAAAGATTATTCAATGGAAAAGTGCTCTATTTCAACTATTGATTTTTCAGAAGAGAGCCTCAAAAATGGAAAAAGCGCACACTTAACCATACAGTTTTATTTCATGCAGCTGTTTACTACCAACTTTGACCGCTTGTGTGTTGTCTGTGAAAAATTAGCAGACAAATATACACCAGTGCTAAAAAATAAACTATTAGAGTATAACATAGATATTAAAAAGACGAAGTGACATGATTGAGTTTTTTATAAATAGAAATTCAGTAAATCCAGTACTTAGAATGGAGTTAATCCTAGATGGAAGATATGATTATAAAAAATCCCTCATAAACAATGCTATACAGGACAGTCATGTTATGTTTTCCATGAAAGACCATGAAACTGGTGTTTACAAAATAATAAACGCCCCAGCAAAAATTCGTCTGATGGAAGATGGTGGGTGTGAAGAAAAATATATTCTCGAATACAGTTGGACCGAACGGGACACCAGGTATTCTGGCGTTTATGATGGTGTGTTTGAAATTAAATTTAATGGTAACATAAAAGAAGAAGGCGTTGACTATCCAACTGGAAACCTCATCGTTCCGATTCAGGAAGAACTTAGAATTTACATAAAATAAAAAAAGATGGGTCAACCCCATCTTTTTTTTTACGACTCTAGTATCCTATAAATCTCTGATAAATTTACTATGTCTTCACAGAAAGTATCCTCTGAAAATTTTTTCTCTGATAACTGCTCATTAAGTGATTGTACTTTGTCGCCAGAAATATTGTCTTTGTTTTCGGAAAGGGCGCTTGCTATTTTTTCTTTATACGAGTTAAATATTTCCTCAAAGCTTTTTCCTTCGCGCACTTCGTTTACTAGGTCCATCTCTTCTTTTGTTAATTTCCCCTCATATTTTTCATTAAACTCCCTTACAAGTTTGCTGTATTCTGGAGACTCGTTTGCTGGCGCATTCTTTTCTATTTGCTCTCTTATCACCTTAACGGCGTTGCTATACTCAGCAATGTTTTTCTTTGACTTCAGTGTTGTCGCTATATATTCTACCGCTTCGTCAAGCTTTTTATTTCCTCCCGTTATAAACTCATCGGCGTCCTCGCCAAGCATTATGTATGCGCTCCCGATAACATCGCCAAGCTTTTGTATTCCTTCCTTAAGCTCTTTTTTATCGACACTCCATTTTTGGGAGGTAATCTCATTAATAAAGAACGATACATCTGAAGATGAGCTTGCCTTTCTTATCCCCTCATAAAGTGTGTGCATCGAAGACAGTGCATTGGAACCTTTTATTATTGATTGGTATTTACCCAATAACGCGGCGCCTTCTTTAGTCGAAAACAATAAATGAGAAATGTTTTCAATGTTTTCTTTAATACTTCCAAACCCTTCGTCTGCCAACTCTGCCGCCCTGTTTATTTTTCTGATATAAGCAGCCCTTTTGTCACAAGCCTCGTTGAGTTCTTTTCTATATTCTTCAATAGACTCAACAGTCATTAATTTATCAATATTTTTCATGGTGTTTTTTTAAAAATAAATAGTTTTAATCTTCCAGATTGTTATTTTCACAATCAGTTTCGTCGATATCTTCTTCGATATTTTCCAAATCAGAACCAACCATCTCGTCGATTTTATCAACTAGCCTATCGACCTCCTCTAATATTACACCGCCAGTGTCTATCTCTGGTATTTCGTACTCCCTGTCTATAGTATTTTCGTGCAGCATTTCAAAATATGTCTTTGTAAATGACATAATTTTTGTGTACTTATTATCTCTCAGCCAGCTTTCGGCTAGAGGCTCTTGTCCTCCGCCAGCTGGGGCTGCTGTTCCTCCGTCAGCTTCTGGTGCGGCGCCCATATCAACAGAGCCTTCTTCTCCGCCCATATCTCCACCTTCGGAGCCCATATCACCCATAGGAGGCATTGCTCCGCCTCCGCCGCCGCCTCCAGGCATGCCTCCACCAGCTGCGGTATCTCCGTTTTGTGCGTTTTGTCCAGATTCTCCATCACCATACATCGCATCAAAGTCTCCGTAAATTCTATCTGTCTTGTCGAATACACCAGTCTTTTTAATAATGTTTTGAGTGGCGGCAAGCTCGGCTGCCATCGCTTTTTCAAGCCTAATCTCATTTACCATATCGAGAATTTCAGCATCACTGAGTTTCATTACGTCTTTTAATGTTCTGTGAAGAGAGAATATCGGCATTCCAATACCTGGGTCTGCTAATAATTGGGAAGCGAGGGCGGCCCTTTTGGTTAAGTTGTCTATCTCTTGTGCTTCTATTTGGTTGGACGGACTGTTCATTGAAATTGTAAAATTAGACAGCTCGTCTTCCATGCCAACCAAATAAAGGTGAATCATAGCAATCTTGTTTAGCTCTGTGATTACGAATTGTTGTATTCTATTAATCATTCTAGCGAAACGGATATCCATAATACCCAAGTTTTGGCCCTTTCCTTGCGCCTCTTGGAAGTTAAGGAAAGTCTTTGGAACCCTTAGCGCGGCGAAAATCTTATTCTGCATGTAATTAATATCATCCATTGCAGTTTGATTCTGCGCGCCAGAAAGTGTTTCAATTGGGTTTGACGCATTTTCTGTTCTTACTGGAATAAAGAAGTCAGTTGAAACATCCATAAAGTTCTTACGAAGGTCTATCTGACCAGTTTCTGGGTCGATAATGGGCGTTCTCTTGAAGTTGTTGGCAATCTGTTGTACGTAACCCTCTACGTCATCATCATCGATTCCGCCAACGTAAATTTTAAACACTCTTCTCTCGATTGATTTATCCAACCTGTATAGAAGCATAGCGTCTTCCATCATAGACCACATTCTCCACGCCCTTCTTGCTTTATGAAGAGCGGATACGCCATAAGGCAAAAAGAAAGAGTCGTTCAAAAGTCTAAAATGGGCCATTTGGAAGTTTCTATATGGTGCAGCTTCGTTATGCCCGTTCCATACATACATTATTTCATCCGTTTTACGGCCATCTCCAGGCCTTAGAATAGCGCCAGACGCATAACTCGTTGTATATCCGTTTTCAACCCTGTCTATCTCATATACTGGAAGCTGCTGCCAGCCGAGAATGCCGTTTTTTTCGTCAATGTTTAATAACATGAAACTGTTCCCATACTTAATTGTTTCTCTAACAACCATTGGTAGCATCAGACTAACTCTAAGTCTGTTCACGAATAAGTCCTCTAAAATTGATTGAATCCTTTTTGACCTTGAAGTTATTTTGATTATTTTGCCATCGGTCCCTGTCGAACAAGCCTCTTCTTCCATAATATCTAGCGCAGCTCCGATTTCTGGCGTACCGTCCATCAAATCGGCATCTCTGTACATTAATTTGACCGCAGTATAGCCAGCCATACTCTCCATGGCTGTATCAGCGCCAGCTTTTACCCATTGATAGTTAAGTAACTTTTGTTGCCTTATTTGGGTTAGTTTTTTTTCGTAATCTTCCTTG